TTGCGAGTTTGTTTTTTAGCCGGCTGCTGTTTTGGTTGTTGTGCCGGTGGCTGATTTACCGGCTGTTGTTGCGGTGGCTGTTGAGGATTTTCTTCTGCCGGCAGTTGATTTGCTGGAGGCGTTCCAGGTAAAGGCTGTTGATCCGGCTGTTGTTGTGGTGGTAATTGCTGTTGTGGTTCTTCTTCTTTTTTCTTTTCTTCTTCCTCGGCGATCTCTTCCATCTTGGAAGTAGGTGCACCGATAATATCCATCAGCCAGGTTTTTTGCTCAATATCAGGTTCATGCTTTCCTTTCTGCACAAAATCCAAAAATATCCCTGCTGCACGATATTCTTGTTCTTTACTCAATTCTTTAAATTTAATTTCCGCTTGAGCATCTTTGCCAAAATTTAGTTTCGTCAACGGATGAATAATGCGCCGATTAATAAGCGCAGTTAGTTCTTTATTCAGATTACGCATTACAGATAAAAATAAATTGAATTGCACATCGCCCATCTTGCCGCCGAGACCGCCGGACGTATTCTGTGCGCCTGACATACCAAGCAAATCCGGCATTAATAGAGCACGTGCAATCATTAAGTTGTGCTTATTTATCGCCAGATCATACGCATCGCCAAAATTTGTTTTGCCACCATGCTCTTCAATTTCAAAATCTTTCGAAATAATCATAGAGGCTTTTGCTTGCAAATTTTTCAAAGCCTTTTCAAAAACATCAAGAGTTTCATCATCGTTACTTGTAGCAGGAAATTTACCGACAAAGAAAGGCATGGCAACGCGTTCTAACCCGATGTTCCAAAATTTTATGATATTATCTTTCGACCAATAAGAACGGTAGACGCTGATATTGAGATCAGAATTGCCATAAGGATTGCCAAACTCGCCCTGATAAACATAGAGCAAAACTTTTTCTTTCGGGATTTCAACTGTAGTTCCTTTGCTATCCCATTGCAAAATTTTAGAAAGATTGCCAAGATCATCAACATGAAGTTCGATCGAATGTGGTGGAACGGTTTTTAATTTTTTCAAAATCCAGTAAGGTCGATTTAGACCGGTAACAGTTTCTGAACTTAAAATTATTTCTGATAAACTGAAACCGTAATCAAATGCAGATAATATCTGGTAAAGTGTATTATCAAAAGTAACGCCATCATCATCAGAAAAATTTTCGCGCAAAGAATTTTCCCAAAAAGTTTTTACTTTTTCATCTTCAGTTTCAATATACCAGCCTGAACCTAATACGATGTACTTTTTAAATGCCAGAACAGCATGTACTTGATCATCTTCGCGAATTTTATCAAATAAATCGTAATTGCCACGCTTTTGATATAACTGCGCAGGATTATAAGGCTGGAGTTGAGAATTAGAATATAAAACGGACGTAACCGAAAGTAAGTCTTTTTTCAGAAGAGCTAAGCGTAGTTTTTGCCGCTGTTCTTCTGAAGAAACACTTTCGCGCGTATTCTGATAAATATGTTTATTGCTACTTGAAAAAAAGTTTTGGAAAAAAGAAGGCCAACGCATAAAATCGAATCTCCTTGAGATTGAAATTTTAACTGCGCCGGCCTTTACAGCGTTTTTATTTTTTTACTCGTCTTTGTCTTGATTACAGCTATATCAAGTTTTTATTTTTACGTCAAGCAAAAATTGATATTTACCAATCGGCTTTCGCACTAACACGATCACCGACGCTAGAAACTTTTGCACCACGCCGCACACAAGTAAGGCCATAAACTGCATACAAAAAAGCATCTGCTTCATCCGGACTGCCGGCACCAGTACGCGCTTTATATTCATCTTTTGATTCGATCACCATTAAGCCTTGCTTATAAGTATATTGACGATTAGTTAACTGCGCGAACATATCGCCAGTATCTTCAATACCAATTTTTCTTTCCTCAATCAGTTCTGATGCACGTTTAAAAAGTTCTGTTACAAGATCTTTGCAAGTGTCGGCGTATTCTGAACTTACTGCCTCATTAAAGCCCACACCATATATTTGAGGCCTCCAATGCGCACCGCGGAAATGATCGCGTACCATATCAAAAACGCCACCGCCTAATCCGATAATATCAATAACAACTATCTGATAATGATCACGTTTGATTAAATAGATCAATTTATTTGCTGTTGTCACAAGATCCTGACCGTTATAACGCTCTTTGTAACACTCCTTCCAATCCTTAACACCAAAAATCACTGTATCATCATCACCATAACGCGCCACATCACACGCTAAAACAGCTGGTCCCTTGCGTGGCTCGATATTCTCGTTGCGACATGCTTCTAAATCGGCAAGACCGATCAAACTATTAGAAGCTTTTGAAGGAAATTGCGAGAGTACGCGCGAAGTAAAAAGCGGGCTATTTACGCCCCAGCGCTTCATACGATCCACCGCCCACTTAGGCGAGGTCAACGCTGGGAATGGATACTTCATCAATCGGAATTTTCTTTGCTGTTCTTCTTCAGGTAATGTTGCAAGTTCTTTTAACTTCTCTAATGACGTAATTCCATTTGCAACAAAATTGGGATTTTCAAAAATATTTAAAACGATGCGTTTATTTGCTGTGTTTTGAAAACCGCGGTAAAAGTCTCCGGAAGAATCGACTGGGTTACCTATGGCAAGTAGATGAGAGTTAGAAGAAGTTAAAAGCGTTCTTATTCCTTCCCATACTGCAGAATTTACAGCAGGACCTTCATCAAGAACACCTAAAAAATCTGTTGCGTGATAACCTGTAATGCGACTACTTACCTCCTCACCTTTTTCAATTTTGGGAGAAAGTCCTACTGCGAACCAGTCTTCGTCTAACTTCAAAAAAGTTTCGAGCGGCATAGGCACGCGTATATTTGATTTTTCTAGAATACGAATTAACGGCGATTTTTGCCATATGCGTCTGATCTCTGCCCATAATAATAACTTTACTTGCGCCCAGCCAGGCGCACTAGTAACGATTTTTGAATTAGCGAAAACAAAAAGAAAAGTTAAAACACAAAGCGCTGCAGTAAAAGTTTTGCCGGCACCGTGATACGAACGAACATAAGTTTCAGGCTCGAAAATTACAGACTCAATTATCTGCTCTTGCTGTTTATAAAGTCTATAACGCTGCGGCAAAAATAGTGAGTAAGTAGCAAGTAAAGGATCTTGTTTCCATTTCTCACGTTCTTTCGCGAGTTCATTCATCTTCCTCTTCTTCCAAGATAAAGCGATTACTTTCTATTAACTTCGTCTGCTTTCTACGCTCATAACCTTCGCGCAAAAGATCTGCTAGCGTTTGATCTAAGCCATGTACTGTATGCTGTTCTATTTGATCGCGCCAGCCAGCGCGATTTTTGAGCCAAAACATTGCAGCACCTAACCAAGACTTTTCATAATGATCTGGATCAGCAGCAACTTTAAATAACGACGTTGTTACTCGTACAATACCTTCGCTCAAGCCTTTTTCGCATTCTTCAAAAATTTTTTTGAGATCAGGATTAGCGTCTAAACGGTCTTGATTAAATTGCCGGCGCGAGAAGCCAAGGAAATTTGCAATTGTAACCTTATCCACGCCTATAGAAGCTAAGCGCTTGACATCGCTTAACCGGATGCGTCGCTCGCCTTGATAAAACACCCAATCTTCGCCGCTGATCTTTTTCAACATAATGCCATGATTTTTTTTAGGTCTGCCGCGCTTGGTCTCAATAAAATCGATATCACTAACGCCGCGATCATGTTTGCGTCCATGAGCCCGACTGATCTTTCTGAGTGTTTTATACGCTTTGCGTCGATCGACCATATGTAACATCCTCCTGACATACTAACCAGCCCTTTACATTTAGTACTTCTGGTATCGTTGACGGATATATGGCTATCAACTGTCGTGCATAATGATCTGCCATCGATATATCTTTACGATGATAAGCAGCGATACGGAATAAAACATTTAATGCAATCGGATTAGCAGGATCAGCTTGCAAAACTTTCAAAAGAATTTGTTCTGCAAGTCTTGTATTATTGTCAAGAGTTTTTTCTGTATTCGGTTCACCCCAATTAAAAAAAACATTTGCGGCAAAATGAACATCAGCATGCAGATTATTAAAAATCTTTTTTACACGATCGTAAAGTTCTCGTTCACGTTTTATATCTTCAACAATTTCGCGCTGCGTTGATAGGATTAAATACGCATCAAGATAACGCGGATAAATACCGATTGCAGTCTCGCAAAGCTCTAGCATTTGCTGCGGTGTAATCTGTGGAGAAGTCGCTTTCTTCAGAACATCCATAGCTTGCTTTTGCGTTTGCAAAATTCTTTCTACTTCACGATAATCGTCCGCGCTTTCAATCGTACCTTCACTTGTCTTTTTACTCAAAGTTGCATAACCATATACATAATCATCACGCTTAAAAATTTCAAAACCAACTTTTTTTAGAAGATTATCAAACGATCTTTTTGAAAAAACATTATGATGATTGAGATGATAAAGTTCTTCAAACTCCAGACATGCTTTGCCTGATACTTCGCGCAAATCACAAAGATAATCCGGAACAGCAATGTATAACGTGCCGTCATCTTTCAAAACACGCTTTACCTGTCGCAAAACTTCAGCCGGCCTAGTTACATGCTCAAGTGTGTGATACAGAATAACTAAATCAACAGATTTTTCTTCCAGCTGTTCAACTTTATCAATTACAGAAATTTTTTGAGCTCGTTGAGCATAACGAGCTAAACTTTCAGAATATTCAATGCCGTAAATTTTGGCATCAGGAAATAGACCGCGGATAGAACCAAAAGAACAGCCAATATCTAAAATGGAAAAATTCTCCTTTTCTTGTTGTGCGCGAAGTATGAAATCGTTTGTCAAAAAGTTGATATGAAAATAAATTTTTTTAGTTGCCTGCGCAATCATTTGCGATGTTACTATTGGCCGACTTTTGCTGTAACGTTTTTTTAGTTCTTCTTCACTCCAGCGCGGAGTATAAGTTAAAAAGCCGCACTCTTTGCAGACCTTAAAACCAATCTCTTCATCAAAAATAATATTTGCATCAAACCAATATTCCTTGTTGCGTAAATAGTCCAGAGAATGCCATTCTTTCGAATTACAAATATCGCATGTGTGTTCGCTCATGTTTTTCAATCTCCTTTTTATGATTATATTTTAAAATCAGAATAAAAACACGGAATATCACGCCGAAGCAGCCAATAATAAATATATTTTTCGAAATCCTCTGTCGATAAAATCTGATCTTTATCAGTTTGAGATAAAGTTGGATCATTCATAACTTCAACCATAAAATTTTTGACGCCTAATTGAAATGCTGCTCTAGTCATCGCTGCCACATCAATTCTTTGACCACAAGCATGACTCGGATCAAAACACAACTTTATATCAAAACGTTCAGTCAAAATCCGGAGCAAACCTTGAAAATCCGGCATCCATCGCCGCGCCTCTGAGCGGCAAAAAGTATTGATGCCGCGCTCGATGATGACAGGCTCATAACCATACCTTGCTACACAGATATCATGTATACCGATAATTTCTTCAATGGTCATGCCTGGTCCGCGTTTAATCAGAATTTCTTTCTTATCAATTCTAGGCAAGTATTTTAAGGCCTCCAGCAAATTGTAATTTTGCGAATTACGGGCGCCAATCCAAATAAAGTCAAAGTCGCTTAAATATTCAATCTCATCTGGAGTACTTATATCGCATCCAATTTTTATATTAAAAATATTTCTAACGTTTTGTAAGATTTTGACGCCGGCCTGTCGAATACCAGGTTTAAATTTTTTCAAATTTGTTCCACCGCCAAAGAGTTTGCAACGGAATTTTATTTCAATTTTATTCAAAAAAGAACTTCGTGGAGTAGAATTTAATTTTGAAAAAAATTCTGCTGTTTTAAAACAATCTTCAATTTCTAATTGATTATCATTCAGTAAACAAGGACCAGCATAAATTGTAATTTTATTTTTTTTTGCAAGTTGTGCAACGATTTCAGAAGAAGTTTCGGTTTCTGGAAAATTATTATAAGCCATTTTAGAACTCTCTCCTTTTTAACTGTGTGTGAACCTTCCGGTACCACGCGTTAAACTCATCTGCACGCGGACCGAACTTTTGAATCAATCCGCGAGAATATAATTCTTTCTCAATTTTAGCCTGTTTGCGCAAAATATCAAGTAAAACTGTTTCTGGCAAAATTGTTCCAATTTTTTTGCCCTCATTACGTAACCATTGACAAAGGGCTTCATAAAGATTGATTAATGCACGGTCAGAAATTATTGGTAATTGCAAAACGAATTTTTCTAAACTTATTTTGATAAGGTCTTGTGCCATTCTACACACTGCTCCATTCCGTGGCTAAAAGAAATTTTTGGTTGCCACTTGAAATATAATTTTGCTTTTTCCCCACTGATCAATTGACGATAGATTTGACCAGGTCGTTGCTCAACGTGTTTAACGTTTGCTTTTTTGCCAGTAATATTTCGAACTGTACGCACAACATCATTCATGCTTATTTCTTCATCACCTAAAACATTAAAAACCTGAATATTATTCGTCACTGAGTCCTTATTTTCTAAAATAAAATCGCATGCCTTAATAATCGCAGCAGCAACATCAGTGACGTAGATAAAACGTCGCGTCTGCTCGCCATCACCGTGAATAAGAATTTCTTCGTTATTTAAAATCTTGCGAATGACAATGTCGGTAAAAAGTGTATCGCGCATTTTCGGTCCATAAAAAGTTCCGAGTCGTAAGATAATTGCCTTCAAAAAGCCCGCACAATTAAGCGCGTTTTCACCTGCGAGTTTACTCCATGCGTAAGTTTCTGTCGGCCGCGGCATTGAGTCTTCGTCTGTAAGTTTACGTAATGATTGATTGCCATACAGACAACAAGTCGAGATATAAACGAGTGGAATTTTTAAAATCGAGCAAATACGTGCAATAAAGAAAGTTCCGAGAACATTCACCTTAAAATTTTTTTCCAGATCATTATCTGACTCATACAGATCTGCAACTGCTGCAGCATGTACGACTACATCAGGCTTTTGCTGCATGCAAAAAAGAATAAAAGCATCTTGCGATAAAATATCGCGGCCATCGCGTAGATCATACGAAAAAATCTCATGCCCAACTGCTCGCGCTTCTAACAATAAATTAATTCCAAGAAAGCCTATTGCTCCAGTAACTAAGATTTTCATTTGACTTCTATGCCCTCCCTCTCAAGTCGCTCTCTGACGATCTGACGCTTTTTATCATTTTCCGGATCAGTTTTTTGACCTGGATGTCTGCGGTAATGCCATAATGCAGAACGAATTACAGTAGTTGAATATAACTTTTCGAAGCGATGCAAAAATTCATCACCTTCAAAGTATTCCAAACCATCGCGATATTTAATCTCATTGACGCATGCTTTGCTTAACAAACAACATGCAGGATGTTTTTTAAATCGATTATTTTCAGGCAAAATTGTTATTCCTGAATTTTCATCATCTTTAAATTCATTATAACCTGTAAATACACCTTTTATTCTTGGTTCTGATTCGATTTTTTTCAGCATCTCTTGCAGCGCATACGGCGCTAAAATATCATCAGCATCAAGTCGTAAAATATATTTCCCACGCGCATTTTTTAAAGCACGATTGCATAGAGTTGGCAAGCCAAGATTTTTTTCATTTACAAAAACTTGGCAACGTTTACGTAATTCAAACGAACTTTGTGTTAAGAATTTCATGATCTGTTTTACGCTGTCGTCGGTTGAATTATCGTCCCAGATGTGTAATTCCCAATCCTGGAACGTCTGCGCAAAAACAGATGCAATTGCTTCCAAGACATATTTCGATTGATTGCAATTAGCGATATACACAGTAACTTTTGGCAATGCGTTAATCGCAAGCAGATGACGATTACGCTTGATGTAATGGATCACATCAAGAATTTTGTAATCGTGCGGAAGGTTAGAAAGTACCGTGCGGATTAAAAGCAAGTCCTCCGGATAATCCAGAGTAAAGCGAAATGGGAACTGATAATTTGCTTCAGGAAAATACTCTGTAAACTTAAACTCATCAGTTTTTAAAAGATACGAAATAAATTCTATTGGTTTATCACCCACCTTTTTTACGATTTTGCGCAGCGCATCCATACGAATAACTTCTGCAGCAAAGCCTTCCGGACACGTGCCCATGTAGACGTAGTCATAATCGTTATTGATGCAAAAGTTTACTTGTCGACGTAAGAGCATCTGATCAATAAAAAGATCATCAGCTGTTACGCGAATAATATAATCCCATTGCTTTTGATTACCGACTGCAACTAATCGATGCAATGGTGATTCATCTTCACCGCGATAAATTTCAACGGGAATATTGTCTTCTTCAACTGCACGCACAATTTTGTCATTCTTCTGCGACTTTGGAATAGCGAGAACGACGGGGAAAAATTTATTCGAAATGATCACGTGTTCAAGCAAGATTTGCAGCGCGCGTTTATTTCCGATACGCCGCAATATCTTGTTGGGTAATCGTTCTGAGTCCACTCTTGCAGTAATGCAGATTCCGATCTTTTTCATACTCATTTTCTCCTTTAACTATTTTTTGTAACTCATGAAACTAGAACATTTTTCGCATACAGGCAAAAAATCAAAATCATTTTTTTGAAGTTGCGAAATTATTTTTTTACGCCAGTTTGAGTTCACAATATTTTGCATGCTATCTCTTATAGCAAGTTTGCCCAAAGTTAGACTGCCATGTTCAAAATAATTCAGACAGCATGCATGCACTTTGCCATTAGCACCAATCACAATTCTTTGCGATGGCTGCTTGCAATAACGGCGCTTTAATTTACCTTGCCGCCATAACTCGTAATAACTTTTTTCTTTGTCTGCAAGTTCAGAATTATTTCGTGGCTGAGCAGGTTTTGAATTAAATTCAAGATAGTCAAGTTTATTTTTAAATTCTTTGATTTCACCTAAAGACGCTGAAAGTTTTGTCAAAAGCAAATTTGTTTTAAGCATAATCTCAAAAAAATTATCTGTCTCACTTTCCGGAATTGTACGACGCTGAATGACAAGTCTTTTCTTTCTTGGATCAAAATTGTCAATCAACTTTGCCAAATTTTTTGTGACTTCATCCAAGTAAGCCGGATAACGTAATTTTTCATACAACTCCGATTTTATTGTATCAAGAGAAACACGGATTTCTGTAAAATATTCCAAATTTTCTTTTGAAATCTGAAGTCGCGAATTTGCCAAGTTAGTATTTACTATCACATCCAAAAAGCCGTACTCTCTTGCAGCTTTAGCAATCTCCATTGCAAAACATGGTGTGCAACAGAAAGAATCTCCACGCCAATTTAATTTTATCGAACGAAAGCCAGTTTTATAAGCCTCACGCAAGATTATAAAAATTACTGGACTGATCTCTTCTTCCGGAGAAAGATTACGCCAAGTTTTTGTTTGACGAAAACAGAAAGGACACTTGAGATTGCAAAGGGTGGTTAGTTCAAGATCGAGATGCACAGGCCTATGATCAAACAAGGCAGGGAAATTAAACTTCAATCTGTATAAAATCCACTGAAAACTTTTTTTTGAAAACCCATAAAACTTAAATCCTCGCGTATACTCTTTGAGTAATCTTAGCATAACAGTAACTGCTCCTTTCTCGAGAGTAGGAGTATAAAACTTAAACTTTTAAAAATAAAAAAACTTTTTTTCTTTCTAAAACTATTCTTTAAAAAAATCAAGAAAAAAATCTTGAAAATGAACGACACAAACGAGCACTAGTCTTGATTTCAAGAAGTGAAACTTTTGTTATAAGTAGTTCTTAGTATTCATTGAAAAAATAATTGACTTACTTTTCTAAAAGTAGTATATATATAAATTATTAATAAATACAAGCATATTAAGTACGTATTGAAATTCTAACTAAACAGGTCTTCAAAAAATTTTTTTGCTTTATTCCGGATTCCGGAAATTGAAATTTTAATCATCGCGAATCCCCTTCAAAAAAATCGTCAAAAAGTGGCTGTACAGACCAACTAACGTATATGGTATAAAAAAGTAACTTTGCGCGAGAATGCCGTTTATTTCTTAAAAAATTTTTGGCGGGTATACTTAATCATTTCTGCCGAGAAGTCGCAAATAAACGGCACCCTCGTCTAAATTTAGGCCATTCTAGAAGTCGTCTGAGACCTGTTTTTCTTCTGCGTCATCTCGGAACATGTCGATTTGCACCGGCGCAAGCTGAAAAAATATCTTCTCATCCGGATGAAATTTTAAAATTTCTTTTGCGACATGATCGACTTGATTGCCTTTGACCTGCAAAGTAATCTGCAAAATGCGTTCTGCGTCTGCTTCGGCGTCTTTTGGTTTTTGCCATTTGGTCTGCGTTTTAGAAATTTCTCCTGCAAACTCAACTTCCCGATTTGATTTTGGTTTTGCCATTTTGTTTTCTCCTTTCGCGTTTTGATTTTTTTATTGGCCATGTATTTGAGCCAATCGCTCGAGATGCTTAATCTCGTTGCTTAAAAACAGCATGAATTTAAAATGCCGAACTTTACTCGGCTCTACTTTGGGATCGTTTTTATCTGCGTAAGCATACAGCCAACGCGAATATTCAGCCCAATAGATTTTTTTATTTTCCTCGAAGACTGATTTAAGCATTTTCAGTCTGCGCTCGCATTCGCAATCTAAAACCAAAAGTTTTGGTGCGGTGTGCAGTGGTGATATAAACTCACTTTTCTGCATGCCGCAGATAGAGCAAAAAACAGGCGGATCAGTAGGTTTAAGATTTTTTTTTGCACGCTCTAAAAGATTTTCTTTCTCAGAGTTCAGAAAAATTTTAATTGTCTCCATGACTACTTTCCTCTTCTAAGAGTAATCTAGAAAAATTATTTTTCTCAAGAAAATCACGATAATATTTCAAGAAATCTTTTTTGAGAAATAATAAATCACGATTAGACATTTCACGCAAGAAATCTTTTCCTCCAACGGCGTCAATTGCGTTATAAAAAACTTCGTCCGTTGGTTCTGGAATAAAACTGCCGTCGATGTAATTAAAAAACTTTTTGCTTAATTCTGCTTCTGAGTTGTCTTTAAAAAATTCTGCATGTTCGCGTAGTTCCGCAATCGTTGGAAAAAATCTGCAATGCAACAAACAACGCCGCGTTGCTTGTAATAAAATTTTATCTGGCAGATCGTTGAGTAGTTCTTGATAAACCGCGACAAACTCATCCGTGGTTTGTTTATCCTGAAAAACACATGCAAGCATCGCGAGAGCTTTAATCACCGTCTTTTTTGATGCCATTTTTTTCTTCCCCCTCTTCAGCAGTTATTTTTTGCATTGCTTTTTTTAGCACGCTCATGTTGCGGTCGTATTTCGAATTGCTTTGCATCGACAAGTTATCATAACGGCCTTCCATGACGCGCACATGCGTGTCTGGCCGTAATAGCCAGTCAAAATTTGCACGCCAGTTGGTATTACTCTCACCAAGGCAAAATCTTGACTTGAGAATCCGATCAATCACCTGCGCCCAGTATTCCGGATCAGGTTTTTCTTTGAGCCGCGCTTTGATTGCCGTCTTGCGTTTCTGCGTGACCGTAGTTACGAGCGGCAGAAAATTTTTAACCTTCTCGTTCCAAAGACCAGGCAAATCAAAAATTTGCTTAGATTCGTCATCGCAAAATTTTTTGCGCGATGACAATTGTTTTCGACTATTGCACTTGTCTAAAAGTGGTGTTTTCTTAAAATCACTATTACACTCGTTGCTTACTTCTGAAGTACCACTAGAAAACGATAGTATTTCTTTTACTTCTACTTCTACTTCTTCTTCTTCTTGTTTCGAAAGGGTTTCGAAAGGGTTTCGAAAGGCTTTCAAAAGGGTTTCGAAACCCTTTGGTTTTTTTTCTTCTAAAAATCGCGAAAACTCTGAAAATAAAAGACTATTTGGGATTTCTCCTAATGCCGTAACAGCACCCTTGATTTTATTGGGATTATCCAGTGGTTTATGCTTTAACCAGTTTTTTATCCAAATTGTCTCATTTTCCCAATCATAAGCTATTAATTGGCTTTCGATAAGGTTTCGTAGTGCTTTCAAAACTCTTTCATAAGCCTTTCTAAAGGCTTTCGAAAGGGTTTCAGAAGGGTTTTGAAAGGGTTCCGAAAGAGTTTCAGAAGGGTTTTGAAAGGGTTCCGAAAGAGTTTCATCTAAACAAAAAAGATCTCTAATAATATAAGTTATTGGTAACAAAAATAATCCTATTAAATTTGAATGTTTACAGGTCAAAAGATAAAGAAAAAGAAATTTCGAATCAAAATCTAATTTTCTAAATTTTTGATCATCATAAATTGAAACAAGGACTTTCTGGTGTCTTCTCATTTAATCACCTCATTTTTTAATTTTACAATTTTTATAAAAAAAATAGTGCGCCTGGTCGGGGCGCCGCCGATGCAGCGGTCTGCGAGTAACGCAGAAAACCAAGCGCACTATTCAGGAAAATTGGATGATGGTAAGAAAAATTTCTCATAATCTTTTAGCCCCGTAAGTGATTTTGATTATAATTCATATTTATTTCAAAATCAACTTTGGATTGCCTATCGGTAGGGTATCGATATACTTATCACATACTAACATCGTTCGAAATGTGCCAAAAAATAATCTAAATCAAATATTCCTTTTTTTCCTTCCCAAAAAATTCTTTTTAAAAGATCATCTTTTAGCCAGACCTCGCGGCTTCTGAACTCACTCCAGCTAAAAATTAGAAGCCGGTTTAGTCTTTTTTGACCTGGTTTTGTTTGTCGAATATTCAAAAAAAGAAACGTCGGAATATCATAAGTCTTTTCTAATTCATCCAGATTTTTTATCTGAATATCACGCATGTATTTTATTCCGAACGCTTTATATTCTCGCAGCATTTTACCTTCAATCGCGACGAACTTATCATAAATCGCCGCAAAAATATCGCATGGTTTCGCAACATTAAAACGCATTTGTTTTACATCACCGAAATATGAAGTCGGCATATCCGGAATTTTATAAGCATAAAAACCAAGTGCTTTTAAAGAATTTTTAATCTCGGTATTGAAAACTTTTTCACGCATAATTTCCCCTTTTTATTTTTTCGGACAGCAGAAATTCATTTTTTTATTCTATCATCATTTCTGCCGGCCATAAACCAGCATGATCAATCGCTTTTTCAATGCGCTCGATTTTTATTTTTAGTTCGTTATATTGTTTTAATAATTCTTTTTTCTCGGCCGAAAGCCGGCCAAAATGGAAGGCAAAAAAGATTGCGATTAATGCAAAAATAATACGACTGAAAGTTTCCATTTAATCAACTCCTTTCAGAAAAATTTTTTCTTTATACTATTCTTTTATTTATTTCTCAGATGATAGACTATTTCTGCTAACCAAATACTTCGATTAAATCGTTTATAATTTCTTTCCCACAAAGAACAATGTTTTGCGCCCCATAGATACCAGTCAGGATGTTCTTTTGCTAATAGATCATAATCATGATATTTTTTCCACCACATTAATCCTTGCCAACATGCCCCTACCCTTTCAGCTTCCTCTAATATTTGTTCCCACCATTTTATTTTCATTGTTTTACCTCTGTCCATTTTCCTTCAAAAAACCTATACCGCTTTCCGGCCATTTCCTTGGTAACGATGCGGGAAACCACCTTAATTTTACCCCCTTTGTACCACCACCCCATCTGAATAGTATCAGTCCCAGCCTCCTGAATACTTCCATTGCCTGCCCTTTGGATACTCTTATTACCGGCCTTTTGGTTGCTATTGTGTCCCGCTTCCTGAGTGCTACCAAAACCCGCTTTTTGCGTACTGTTATTATCAGCTATCTGGATACTACGATTACCCGCCTGTTGATAACTATTACCACATGCCTCCTGAGTACTGTAGCTACCGGCTTTTTGTTTACTAAAACAACTTGCTTTTTGGATACTGTGACATTTTGCCTTTTGGGTACTGTAGATACTGGCAAACTGGGTACTGTTGTTGCCCGCAATCTGAATACTAACGAATTTTGCCACCTGAATACTATCATTACCAGCTTTCTGCTTACTATTATTACCTGCTTTTTGATAACATCCATTCTCACCTATCTGTTTTATATAACTAACGTCAGTATTCTGTCCTATTATATGTGCTCCATACCATGCAGGCAATTCTTCTCTAGCTCTTTTTTCATCCACCTCAGGAACATACCACGGTGGTAGGTAATCCTGACCTATTTTATAAATCCACCTACTCAGTGGGGCATCATATTGTGGTATATAATTATTTGTTGGTGGCGCAATCTCTATTCTGACAAAATCCGGCTTGTTTGTTCTATCGTTTAGCTTATACTGTTCTATTATTTCCTCGTGGGAATTAGTTCCCGGTAACCACAACACTTTGTCTTTTGTTAACACGAAACTTGCTGGTCTACACATTTGATTACTCCTTTCTAGTTGTTGTATATCGGCTAGTAATAAAAATCCGCATTCTTTTAATCAAATTCATCAAAACAACTTCCGCGATCAAAGAAAAGAAAGTCATTATGATCGATAAAAGGTTCTAAATCAAAAATTCCATTTTCCGCTTCGCAATATTGTTTTTCCAATCTTTTCATCAGATATTCTTTTAGCCAGACTTCACGGTCTTTAAATTCGTCCCAAGTGTAAAATATAAATCGATTGTTTTTTTGACCAAAAAGTTTTTGCTTAAAAGCCAAAAAAACAAAAGTTGTGACATCATATTTTTCTAACAAATTCAAATTTCTTATTTGAGAACCTCGCATATTTTTAATTCCAAACGTTTTAAATCTTTGCAAAAATATTGTTTTAATTGCAACGAAACGGCCATAAATCGAAGCGAAAATATCACAAGTTCTAGTGACTTCAAACCGCATCTGTTTTACCTCATTATTTTTTTGCGAAGTTGATAAATCTGGAATTTTATAAGTATAAAAACCTGATTTTTCTAAAGACTTTTTTATTTCTGCAATGAAAGTTTTTTCATTCATACTTTTTTCCTCGTTTCTTTTTTTTAGAATGATAACCTCTTTTTGTCTTGATATATACGTCATGCCAATACCAGATCTTATACCAATACTCACCATCGTCATATTCAATTGCCGGTCCGCCATCATCTCTATGTCTCTCATCATGTCGATACCACTCTCGTGTACATCCATCCCCAGAGATAACCGCAGGAGCACCGACTCTATCAAGTTCTCCTCGCGCGTTATGCCAATAACGAGTTCCATCTGCTTCTTTTACAGCTGGTCCGAAAGGATTATATGGTATGTCATTTATATACCAAAAATAGTCACGTCGCTTGCCTTTGCCGTATATAGATGCTGGTCCGCCTAATCTATGTAATTTCCCTTTAAAAAACCACTCTTCTGTGCTATCAGTTTTAATTAGTGCTGGTGTTGTCAAAGAATGTAATTCGCCTTTTTTATTGAATTTTAAAAGTTTATATCCACTTTTCAGCATCATTTTCTGACATTTGCCAGCCATGATGTCTTTAGCAAGTCCTGGCGGGATGGAAGGGTAAGGGGATTCTTCTTCTTTACCACCTTTTATTTTCCAAATTTTTCTGATGAGTTTAAATCGCTTTGCTACTGTAAATTTTAGTCCATGTTGTTCTATCTGCTCATCAGTAATCCAATAGCATTTACCATCGTCAGTCTCTATCCAAGCAGGAAAAGACAAACCGCTCATGTCAAGTATCCCCTCCTTTTTAATCGATCACTTTTCGCGTTATATTGTATATTATATTACTGTTGTTATTATCATTGTTACATCATGCTTATAATTATTCTTCCCGCGACTATAAAGCGCAAAAATAATGACACCGCGATCTGTTAAGAGTTGCATGTATTGCACACTTTTAACCTGGTGATCAATCAAGCATTTTAAATCGCTAGGCATATTCTCAGAACTATGGGCGAATTTAAAATCAATAATTTTTGCACCGATGAAATCGGAAAAATCAGCAGTCTTTTTAGAAGAACAAGAAAGAAAACCACAAGCATTAGAAATTTGCGGATCAAAATCGATAAGCAAAGATATAGTATAATAAGTCAATGTCGAAAATTTAACATCGATTTTAAATCCGAAAAAATCTTCACCATCGACTTTTTCGATTTTTTCTATTATAGAATTTTCAAACATTTTTTATTTAGTCCTGATCGCTAAACTTTCAATTTGTTCAATTTCTAAACCATCCTTTTTATAATTTTTAATATTCATCTGCCGCGCCCATTGTTTTATGCGTGTCTCTTTGATCTCTAAAATTGTTTCCGGTAAGAGACCATTAGCAACAGCTTTGATTACTAACTTTGGATCGATAATCTTTACCGACCAATCTTTTTTGCCTGTTACCATACCTAGCTCGCTACTTTCACTTTTACGCACAGTCGGCTCAACAATAACCGGCGGCGCCTGAACTATCGTTGCTTGCTCAAGTAGCATCTCTGCTTTTTCAGCATCGCCTTTTTTCTCAGCTTTTTCAGCGCGTTTTAAAAGTTTCTCCTGTTCAGCGCGTTCGCGTTTTAAGCGTTCTTCTTCAGCTTTGCGTTGCGCCTCTGCAGCTTTACGCCGTTCTTCTGCTCTGTAAGCAGTAATTTTATTTGTAATAATTTTATCGGCCGAATCAAAAATTCTCGTGATTGAATTTTCTTTGTCGCAGATTGCTTTCCATGCCTTATGTGCGGCCTCGCGCATATCTTTAAAAAACGTCTTTACTTTTTTTCTGTTCTGTCGAACTTGAATTAGAAAATTATTTGCCTGCAACATACTCTCATGATTTTCAATTTTTAATTCTTCTGCTTTTTGTACTAATAGTTGTCCTTCCTGCTTCAATTCCAATTCCTTGTTTGTGTTTTTGTTCTCAGTCATTTTTGGATATCTCCTTCCATTTTTGTATTGCTAGCGCACTTAAAAAATAATGCAAGTGGCTGCTATTTTTTTCGATTTCAAAAAATCGATAACCTTCTTCGTCAAACTTTAATTGTAAAAAATATCGATGTTTGATTTTGGGATTTGGCTTATAACTCTCGTTATAAGCCTGGACGTATGCCGCCGTTTGTAGTGTATCGCATGTATGATTATACTTACGCGTCTTGATATCGATTAGACATGGTACACCGCGCACAGTCGCAATAAGATCAAGTCTGCCTGCATACTGATAAGCTTTTGACACAACTGGCAACTCTACTTCTTTTACTTCTATTTGCTGCTCTTTTTTACATTGCTGCCAGTCATCCAAAATCTTACGCAATATAGGATCTAAACACTCAAGATCAAGACAATTAGTCTCGTATAACTCGATTGTCTTATGGACTGCTATCCCAAATTGCGCGGCTTTATTTAATACATCAGGCGGTACATCTGAGTAATCGTATAATAATTTTAGAACGGTAGTTACAGAAGGGTACCGGATTTTTTTGTCATCCCAGAATCCGGTGTAGTAGCCGTCTTCCCCTCGCGAGATTTTTCTTTCAGCCATTTTGTGTAAGCCCCCTCAATATAATCTAACGCTTTTTGCGCGCCTTCTTTTTTTAAGATCGCTTCCGCAATCTCAGTCTTATCTATTCCCCATTGCATCTCATCCATCATATCGACTATCTGAGTATACAGCTCCGCATCTTCTGGCGATAACTCCGGCTGAGTATGCATAGGTGGAATTATATTTTCTTCTTGTTGTTGTGATGATTGAGTTTTGGCCTGTGGCATAGATACTACAGGCTTGCCTGGCAGAGTTTCAACTAAAAAATCATTGTCTTCAAATTCTTCGCGCGAACTTTTTTCTGTTTCAACAAGTTCATCAAGCGCAACTGCTTTATCAATTGTCGGTGAGAGATTAAGAGTCTTCATCGCGCGTCGTATCGTCGTTTTTTTGCGCATCTCATCCGTATCAGTTACCCACGGTCCGTCATTAGCAGCTTTTGAACGCCGGCGACATGCCTGTATTTCTTCCTCCCACATAAAGGTAAAAGTTTTGATACCATTACGCAGTTGTAATACTGTATATGCGCCGATAACTTCACCGCGTTGATGTGGCGGTAGTGGTGTATGTTCAAGTATACGTTCTGTTCCCTCGCGGATTGTAAAGGGCTCTCTGGAATAAACAACTCGTGAATAGCAATCAACAATTTCTCCGGATTCTTTTGCAAGCTGAATAAAACCTTTATAGCCTGGCATCAACTGCGCTTCGTAGCTATTTTTATGCTTGTTCCAAAACGGAATTATATATGCGAGACCTCTAATATCATCTGGCGGGATACCAAGTTGCGCTGCTTGCATAACGCAACTGTATACAGAGATAGGCGTGCACTCAGCAATTTTGGGTGTACGTCTGATTGAGTTCATAACAATCGCGATCATCTTATCAACTGTGATATGCCGTGGCAATGTTGCTTTAATCTTTTCAGCATTTTGTTGTAATACTTGTTCAATACTTTTTGCCTTCTGCGCTATATTTACTAGAGCAGTGGAAGCAGTAGAATTTGAATTTTGTTTTTTAGTAGCCATAATTTCCCCCTGATATTTTATTTTTTATCTGTTATCAAGATATAAATTTGCTATAAAACTAAAATCATCAAGATTAGATTGCAGATATTCTTTGTACCACATTTTGACATATGGTTCCGCATAGCAACTACTCCAATACTCGCGGATTCGGTCGCTAAATTCATCGTACGAAATTTTCGGCGTGCGAAATTCTATATAACGTTTGAATTTTATTTTTTCAAACGTACCGGTTTGAAAAAGTTCTTTTTTCTCAGTATCAGTCAAATTTACATATTGTTGCCTTTTTTCCGTCGGCCGAAAAATCCTTTGTAAAATATCTTTCGGAAACATCTTTTTGCCCCTTTCGTTTAAAAATTACTTCATATCGATCTTCCATTTTTCTTCAATATCGTCGTGATTAGTCAACTTTTCAAACTTAAAGTTCCCTCCTTCCATGCACCGCGCAAATAACCACAGCGCAATATTAACCAGTTGATATAACCTGTAATTCGGAAATTTCTGTTTTAATTTACTCATCAATTTTTTTGTCTCCGGCAGCATTAAATAACTGCCTGATTTAGTGTATTCTGTTTTCGCCCTCAAAAGAATCACTCCCTTTAAAAATATTTTTAAAAAAAGTCTAAAGTAAAAAATATTTTTTGTAAAGAAAAAACATTTTTATTTTCTATCTTTCTTTCATTGCATTATTCGCTTTCTCAAGAAAAGTCTCCGCCCATTTATAAGCCTCGTCAACATATCGCGTTGCCCCCGCACGTCTGGCATTTGAATAATTGCGTTTTATTATACTGCTAAAAATCTGCAAGGCCACTTGATCTTTAACGGTCAATTCTGGATAATAATTTACTTTTTTTCCTCTCCTTTCATAATGTTCAAATTCATCGCCAGCAAAACAATTTCCGCAGAGTAAAAGGACAACAATACTGAATAAAATCTTTTTCATTTTCCTTCCTCCTTTCCAATTATTAACGAATTATAATTTGCTAAAATTTTTTCTTCCATTTTTTGTTTCTTTTCTTTTTCTTTTTGTTTTTCTAATTGTGCTCGCTTTTTTTCTTCCAATTCTTTCTGTTCAAAATGTTTTTTTAGTTTTTCCAAATCCTTCTGCCATGGTCCATATTTTTTCCATCCATAATATTCTGTCCAGCCTGGCTGACCGCCTAATATACCATATACCTCTACTTGATCATCAGGATCATCACCGCAAATATAAACATGAAAATAATATCCTCTTGCATGACGACCTGATTTTATTTCTAATTTTCCATATTTCCCTGATGGTATTATTGCCGCGTATTCTTTAGCTCCATCCATAATTAGCCCTCCTTTCCGGTGATTAATTGTAATGCGTGTTTATATGCCATCAACTTTGCATTGATTCTGACGTTAAACACACCTTCGGCGCGTAATGCGTCCTGCAATTTCTGATACTTCGCAATTTCTTTTTTTAATGAAGTGATTGCATACATTTTTCTCCCCCTTTTTATTTTTTCACCACAATAACCACGTAGTACTTTTAGAACCACAATTACGCTCTAACTGCTTCTTCAACTCCACAATTTTCTTTTCCGCTTCCTGGTACTTTTGGTACCAGCAGTACATACAATGTCCTCGATAGACTCTTCTTTCTCGCCGGCATCGCCGGCAGCGACCTGAAACCGTCAATTTCATTTCCATAAAATCGCCCCTTTCTATTTTTCTCTCTCTATATTTCTCCCACATGATGGACATATATCATCATGCGTTAAAACATCACATTCCTCACAATAATTGCTTGTTATGCAATATTCACAAGGTGCCAGTTCTGGCCTAATGCGACAAGTACATTCTATCGCCCCAAGCTTTTCTCTTAGTTCTAATTCACGTTTTCTTTCCCGTTTTTCTGCCCACCGTTTTTTCATCGCGCGACTTTTCCGCGCTTTTGTCAAAGGATGGTTCTGCGCCTGTTTTCTTCGCTCTTGGATTTTTTGAGTTCGAACTTCGGCAAGTTTTAATAATATTTTTTGCCGACGTTCACACGCTTCTATAATTTTATCAAAATCAATCATAATCTCACCCCTCTTTCATTTTTGTTTTTTTTCTAAATGATTTACGACTAAAAATAATTTTTTCACTTCTTTTGAATTTTCTATTGCCCATTCGCCGCGCGCATAATCAAATCCAACCACATATTCCTCGCCATCTAAAAACACGAGATCATTCTCATAGATACGCGTACGATTTTTATCAAAAAAGCCAGTGAATAATTCTAATTGACAATCAATTTTCTCTGAATTCGTTCCTGTATTAATATATACCCAAAGTTTTATTTCTCCTGATGATTCTGAAAAAATACTTGTAACTTTTGCCGTCGGAATAATCTCTCCCGCACCTTTACGTCGTACTCGTGCAAACCATAAAGTCGAAGAGTCAAAAGAATTGATCATTATTTTTCTTCCTCCATCAATTTTTTAAAACGATGTCAAAATAGTAATTACTCTAATACCCGCGAATCCAATCCAATCATTTTTTTAGTCGATGTCGAACTCGACATAATGCTTCTCGCCGAAATAAATTTTCAATTTCCCATCTGCCATTTAATGAATTGAAAAAGACAATATATTTTTTGCCTTCAAACCAAACAATATCGTTTTCATAGATATAATTGCCTTCCGGGTAAATAAAGCCAGTGGACATTTCCAATTCACACTCTATCCAGCCAGAAGTTGACTCCGGAACATTCAACCAGGCTCTTATTTGACCATGAGGCTCGCCGTGTATTTCGGTAACTTTTTCTAACGGAATTATTTCCCCTGTGTCTTTACGTCGTGCCCGTGCAAACCAAAGTGGCTTAGGACAATCAGTTCTTTTCTTTATCTTCATTTTTCTTTCTCCATCAATTTTTCCTTTTTTGTTTTTTCTTATTCTCCAAAATTAATTTTCAGTTTCCCATGCTTCAGAAAATTCTTGGTCAGAAAATAATTCAGCTAAACCTGTAATTTGTTTTAATCTCAAAACTTCATCAGGTTCCATCCCAAGTTCTTTGGCAATTTTTTGATCACTCCAATTTCTCCGAGCTAATTCTTGTACTATTTCTGACATTGCTCCTACTTGATGTTTTCCTCTAGCTCTATTATGTCTAATAGTAGCAGCAATCCGATCATTTCTACTTGTTCTATCTGAATTAATAATTACAACTGGCAACAAAGACATTCCTAATTTTTTGCCTACTAAATGTCGGTGAAATCCATCGACTACTTCATAACCATTTTTAACTTGCCAGACTACTATTGGTTGTGTAAAACCGTTACTTAAAATTGATAGTTCCAACAATTCCATTTCTGGTTTCGCTACTGTATTAGGATTATAATCATTCGCAAAAACTTTTGAAGCCTCTACCCAAATAACTTTTGATACGGGATGATTTTCTTTTTTACTTAAATCAATTTCCATAATTGCCGCCTCTTTTCCATTAATTTTAAATATTTTTTATAAGCAGTGCTCTTATGTTGCGAAAAACTTAATCCTTTACACCAATAATCATTTCTAAGCAATGCTTTACATATTCTGCGCCATGAAGGAACTTTTTTGTCAGCTTCATCTTTAGGATCAGCTTCATCAGGTATTAAACCATAAGAATAACCTCGACATTCCCACCAATGAAGAAAAACAGCTATTTTATTTTCATAATGATTTCTTGTTTTCGCTGGCATTGATGCTAATAAAAGTTCAGCAAAACTTTTCCAAGTATGACCTGGAGGTTTGTTTATTTTTATTCGGCCTAATATGTTACCTGTTTCTTGGGCATATAATGCGCCTTGATTAGCTCCATTCACTCTTGCAATAATTTTCCCCCAAGTTTCTGGTTCTATCACATGAAATAACCATAAACCTTTTCTTTGGTCGTCACCATAAGGTTGGCAAATTCTCATTTGATCAATAGTTAAACCAGCTTGATACATACGATCATATAATTGATTATATATTTTTTTAAATTTATTTAAATAAATCCAATCATCTTTTGTTTTCCAATCATATAATGGATAGATATTATAAAGATATTTCCCGCACCATGTAGTCCAACATTTATTATCAATTGTTGTTTTTTTAGTAGAAGTAATAGTTCGCCAACGATTCAAACTTTCGGTCGTTCTTATTCCGACAAAACATGCTGTTAATTTACTTTGACTATACCAATGACCAAATTCAGGCACAAATTCTTCAAATTCCATTCCATGTTTGAAAAATGGGAAATAATTTTGATCAGTTATTGCAATATCAGGAGGTTGCCGTACCCAAATTTCTTTTTTTGCTTTATCCCAACAAATCCATTGTGGTTGATATTGTGAGACCGCATTGCGAAGATTTATAGGAAGTGCAATCCAAAATGGCTCAATATTATTTTTATAAAGTTCAAAACATTCTTTAATGTGATCTATTGTCAATTTATATTGTGCTTCAAGATCAACAAAAAGAAGACCAATTTTTTTATTGCGTTTAATAGCTTCATCCATTACAAGGTGAAGCATACATGTCGAATCTTTCCCCCCACTATAACTTAAATAAATACGTGGGAAATTATCAAATACCCAAGCAATTCTCTGTTTGGCAGCCTCCAAAACATTTATGCCGAGATATTTTTTGTCAGCCATTCCTTAACCTCATCCTCTGATATTTTTTTTATATTTCCTTCATTATCAACTTCAATAAAATATCTTAATGTTCTTTTCCAAGAAACTTTTTCTTTCACATCATAAATTTTGCCAGATTCTAATTCAAAATAAGCATAGATGCCTCTGCTTCCTCTATTATTTGATTTAGAATAATCTTTTTTGCCACGTAAAAATAATCTTTTAAATTTATATTTCTTATCAAAGCCAATTATTTTGGCGACAAAATAAGGTGTGGGTATTTTTCCAAAACTTCCTGGCATAATGTTTTCCATTATCTTTTTCATTGCCCGAAACATTGAATATGAATCAGAACCAATTAATTCCATTTTAAATTGAGCTAACATTTTTCTTCCTCCATCAATTTTTTTAAAATGAAAATTCTTTGATCGTCTTTAAAAAGAAAACCGCCGGCGTCAGTATTAGTCAACGCCGGCAGTCCATCTGCATACCAAACGCCGATCGAGCCATTACTTGCAGTACCAACAGTTACGTAAGAAAATTCTTGGTTTGTAGGATCGATCTCAAATTTCAATTTCAGTCCAACTTCGGAAAATTTTTGAACTGGGATTTTTTTTATCATCGTTTTTGCCCCCCTGAAAATTTAGATAGAATATCAAACACAA